GTAAAGCCTGAACCAACTACTACAAACGAAAGCGAGGAATAGGTCAATGGCCGTATTTCTATCTAATGGAGTGGTCGTAACCCTTAACTCGGTCGATCTCTCAGATCACGTAACAAGCGCAACGATTAACCGCGTATTTGAGGAGCTCGAAGTTACAGCTATGGGCGATTCCGCGAGACGTTATGCTAAGGGCCTAGAAACGAGCACCGTTACGCTAGACCTGCTAAACGATACAGCTTCTAGTGAGGTCCTACAGACCTTGCAGGCTGCGTGGGGTACGACAGTGCCGCTAACACTTAAGCAGACAAACGCAGCTATCTCAGCTACAAACCCTGAGTATCAAACTACAGTGCTCGTTAATAACACTACAGATATTAACGGCGCAGTAGGAGATATCTCTACTCAGTCAATTACGTTTACCTGTAACTCAGTTATCGTAGTAGACACGACCGTATAACAAACTAACAAAGGGGCAACAAATGGCACGACTCAAAATAACAAGGGCTAACGGGGACGTAACCGAGCATCAGATTACGCCGCGTATCGAGTATGCCTTTGAGATTTACGCTAAGATGGGGTTTCACCGCGCTTTTAGGGAACTAGAGCGCCAGACCGATCTCTTTTGGCTCGCTTGGGAATGTATTAGGAGCACGGGCGAAACCGTAAAAAGTTTTGGCCCGGAGTTTTTAGATACGTTAGTAAAGGTCGAGGTCTTAGACGATGAACCTTTAGGCTAGGGCGAGACTCTCTAACTTATCAGGTAGCCCAGCTATCTATTAGGTTAGGGATCTCGCCTCAGTCGGTACTTGATCTCGATATAGAGATGTACAAAATGTTAATACAAGTGTTAAACGATCAAGCTAAGGAGGCCGAGCGTAATGCCAGTAGAAGTAAAAGGCGTTAAGGCCACTCTCAAAGCCATACGTAAGGTGGATCCTGAGCTACTTAAAGAAATGAATAAAGAAATTAGAGCGGTAATGATCCCTATTAGGGATAAGGCTCGAGGCTACGCACCGTCGCCTCACCCTGATAATCTTTATAATTTTGGCGATGGCGCTAAAGATCAAAAGATTACGGCTCGTACCTCTGCTTTTCGTGAGTCCACTCTAGGCGGCACAGTCGCTAGATTATTTCCTCTTTATAATCACGATCAAGTTACAAAAGGTATTTACTACGCTCAACCTGCCGGTGAACGTAATAAAAACGGCTGGCGAGCTTTGTACTATGTAGCTAATAAGTCAGCTGCAGGCGCGATCTATGAGACTGCAGGCCGAGCTAATCCGGGCGGCTCCTCTCGTAGTGAGTCAAATAACCCAGGAGCTGGTGCTCACTTTATTAGTCGTATGGGCCCTCTCTATGGTGAAAGCCGCGAGGAGCGAGGCCGTATGATCTTTAGAGCGTGGGCTGAGGATCAGGGTAGAGCTCAAGCAGCGGTAATTAAAGCTATAGAAAATACAGTAAATGCCTTTAATCAAGGCCGATACAGTAAGGCCGCATAATGGCGCGTAACTTACCTAGCTTAGTCGTAAGTGCCGTTACGACCTTTGACGGTAAAGCCCTTGCTAAGGGCCAAAAGACCGTATCCTCTTTTGCTAAAAATGTAGGTAAATCTTTAGGGCTGGCTTTTGGTACAGCTGGAGTAATTGCTTTTGGTAAAGCCTCAGTTAAAGCGTTTGCAGAAAACGAAAAATCTGCTGCTCGTTTGGCTAACGTAGTTAAAAACCTTGGACAAGCTTTCGAGCTGCCGGGGATCGAGCGTAACCTCGATGAGATATCTGCCAAGTTTGGCTATGAGGGAGAAGTCCTACGTGCGGCTTTTCAGAAACTTATCACTACGACTGGCTCAGCGACAAAGGCTCAAGAGCTACTAAACCTATCCTTAGACATAGCAGCCGGATCAGGCGAGGATTTATTAACTGTAAATCAAGACCTAGCGGCGATTTACGCAGGTAATACAAAGGGCCTTAAAAAATATAATCTCGGGCTAACTCAAACCGAGCTTAAAACTCTTAACTTTGAGGATGCAGTAAAACTCCTCGGTAAAACTTTTAAGGGCTCAGCCGGGCAAGAGCTTACGACCTTTTCTGGCAAAATGCGCGTCCTCGGTGAAGCAGCAGGAAACGCACAAGAGATTATAGGCGCAGGTCTAGTAGATGCTTTTTCATTACTTGCAGGAGAAAGTAATAGCGTAGATCCTTTAGTAACCGCTATGACAGATATGGCTACCGCTATATCCGATGCGACTGTAGGTTTAGGTAGCCTTGTAAGTAAACTTAAAGAATTACCCGGCGGTGATTTTGTAAGTGGGCTTGGCTTTGAGGGAATTGTGCAAGCGATTCCTATTATAGGATCTTACATAAATATCCTCATAGAGGAGGGTAAAAAGGTAAAAGCCCTTAAGGGGCCTACTCAGGGTTATCTAGGCTCAATGCCAGTAGGTATTTATGAAACACCTGCTGATGCCGCTAAGCGTAGGAAAATACAAGAGGACGAGGCTAAACGCCAAAAACAAATAGCCGCTGATAAAGCTAAGTCTGCTAAATTAGATAAACAAAAAATATCTTTAACTAAGGCCGCTGCCGTTTTCGATAGCACCCGTATCTCACTAGCTGCAGCTCTCAAAGCTACATACGATAAAGAGACAAAGCTACGCCTAGAGGCGCTTATGCTAATCGAGCAGGATAAAGGCGACGAGGCTCTAAAGAAAATCGACGAGCTAGCCAAATTCCAAAAAAATGCCGATATGCAGCGACTAGCTGGAGTAGAGACGATTAGCAGCGCTACCCTTGAGTCTCTTAATAAGCAGTTACTCACAGAGCTTAGAGTTATAAATGATAGCAAGATGGCCGAGGGCGATAAAGAGCTAGCACGTGAGGAGGCGTTTAAGAAATATAACGCCGCGATAACGGCTGCTGGTACGCTAATGGCTAAAGAGGCTTATAGCGAGCGCGTACAGATCCAACTAACCGAGATAGCCCGACTAGCTGCTATTAGTAAAACTTATAGCGCGGCGGCTACGGCTAACCTTTTGCTCGAATCAGCCGAGCTCTCTATGATCGACCGAGTAGCTATAGCTCAAAAGGCGGCAGACGATCAGCGCCTAGCAGCTCTTAAAGAATATCAAAATGTACTTAACGGTATAGGCGGCGCTCGTAATGACTCGGCAGCCTCCAGAGACCTAGGCCCACTTGGCGGACTAGCTGCAGGGGTTATCGCTGGCGTAATTCCGAGCCTAACTCAAATGCCTACACTGACAGACACGGCACCGACTTATGGCTATAACCCTACTCAAGGTTTTCCCGGTCAAAGCGTAGAGGTCACAATTAACGCAGGTATCGGAGATCCAGAGGCGATCGCTAGAGCTGTCGAGGATGTACTTAACCAATCAACCTACCGAGGCACCTCAGTTAATCGAGGCGCAGGTAACTACGTACTATGAGCACGTGGCTACCCGAGTGGAGGATCACCGTAGGTACGACCGTTTACGATAACGTCCTCAGTGTAAATATGGCTACGGGCCGCGATGATATCGACCTGCAGTGCAACGCTGGCTACGCACGTATGGAGATTATCAACCTAACTAGTACACCTTTTGACATAGACGTAACCGATGCCCTTACTCTCGAGCTTAAGAATAGTGCCGGGGTTTATGTACCCGTGTTTGGCGGCGAGGTATCAGATTTTGGTATTTCGGTGCGATCTCCAGAGGAAACCGGGTTTATAACAATCGGTAATATATTGGCCGTCGGATCTCTAGCTAAACTTACTAAAGCCCTTTTTCCCGATGCCTTGGCTAAGGATGAGGACGGCAACCAAATCTACGACATACTAAACGAGCTGCTTATTAACTCGTGGTTTGAGGTAGCACCGGCTTTACAGTGGTTTAACTATGACCCTACGACTACGTGGGCTAATGCAGAAAACGTAGGACTAGGCGAGATAGATCAGCCTGGACTCTACGAGATGATCTCTCGATCAGCTGAACCGGCGAGCAGCTATAACCTTTGCGCTCAGATAGCACAAAGTGCTCAAGGAACGATATACGAGGACAAGGCCGGGCGAGTTTGTTATGCTGACACGGATCACCGCACCGCCTACCTCTCGGCTAACGGTTATACGACTTTATCGGCTAATTATGCTATTCCCTCTACGGTTAAAACGATCCTACAAATAGGCAAGATCCGTAACTCTTTAGTATTTAACTATGGGACTAATTACAATAGCCAAGCTACGGCCCTTGATGCTACCTCAATCGCTAACTATGGCCGCTATCAGCGCAGCGTTACGACTAACCTCCATAACCTAGCGGATGTCGAGGACCTTATGGAGCGAGAGCTCGGGCTCCGAGCGATCCCTCGAGAGCAGCTACAGAGTATTACCTTTAGACTCGATAACTCAGACCTACCCGATGCCGAGCGAGACGAGCTTATAAATGCTTTTTTTGGCCAGCCTGTAGTTATTAACGATCTACCTATAAATATGTTTAATGGCTCTTTTAATGGCTTTGTCGAGGGCTATGCTATAAAGGCTACGCCGGGTTATGTCGATCTAACCCTTACTCTAAGCCCTACAGATTTCTCACTGGTCGCGCCACAGTGGGACACAGTTAGCCCGGGATCCCTAATATGGACTGGGGTAAATGCTACTCTTATCTGGCAGAACGCTTTTGGAGGTTTAACCTAATGGCAACTACTACCCCTAATTTTGGCTGGCCGGTACCTACGTCCACGGACTTAGTAAAAGACGGAGCTACCGCTATCGAGGCTCTCGGTGACTCTATAGATGCCTCACTACTCGATCTTAAAGGCGGCACTAGCGGCCAAGTTTTAGCTAAAAACTCTAATACCGATATGGATTTTGTTTGGGTTACCGATGCGGCAGGCGATATTACCGGCGTTACTGCAGGTACAGGTATCTCAGGCGGCGGCACTAGCGGCACCGTAACGGTTACTAACTCAATGGCTACGGCTATAGATGCTAAAGGTGATCTAGTTGCCGGTACTGGAGCCGATGCTTTTGCACGTTTAGCAGTAGGTACAAATGGTCAGGTATTAGTAGCTGACTCAGCCGAGGCCACAGGCTTAAAATGGGCAACGGCCTCAGGCGGCGGTAAAGTTTTACAAATGGTTTATGCTACTTATGCGACCCTCGTGTCAAATTCAACTAGCACATACGCCGATACTGGATTAACGGCAACAATTACGCCGACCTCTGCTACATCAACTTTGTTAATTTTTGTAAATCATTCAAACGTGTACAAAGAGTCTGGCAATTCATCCTCTCAACTATTATTAAAACTTTTGCGAGGTGCAACTCAAATTTATGAAATGAGTAATTTATATACGGGAGTTAGTAATAATTTGCAAGGCTCTGTAACTATCATTCATAGAGATAGCCCAGCGACCACAAGTGCATTAACATACAAAACACAATTTAGAAATAGTCCTAGTGCTGCCGCGGTTACGGTGCAGGCTGACAGTAATCCATCTTCAATGACGATTCTAGAAATTGGTGCATAATGAATGTAAGAGGAACAGACGTTTTAATGATGCTACGCCCTGAAGGTGGTTGGATTATTTCTGGAAATGAGTATGAAAACATTAAATTTTTAGAGTGTGAACCATTAACAAAACAAGAATTTGAACACGGTTTTACAATTTGTCAAGCGTGGAAAACTGAACAAAATGCTCAAAATGAAGCAAAACGACAGGCAATTTTTGATCGTTTAGGCATAACGGCCGATGAAGCGGCTCTACTGCTTTCATAATGCTAAAGAGCTATAACGGCTACCCGGCCTCGAAAGATCCAGACGAGATAAAAATAAAGTCCTACCCGGTAAAGGGTACGGATCGTAAGCTTAGGTGCGCTGAGAGTGTGGGCCCACTCTTGGCCGCCTTTGCTGCAGACTTTCACGAGCTGATCGAGCCGATCGACGAGGGCACCTTTGACGATTGGGCTTACGCTTTTAGAATGGTACGCGGTACTACGGATAAATTATCCTGCCACTCATCCGGTACGGCGATCGACCTTAATGCGACTAAGCACCCTTTAGGCAAGATAGGTACGTTTCCGGCCGAGAAGGTACCGATGATCCGAGCATTATCTAAAAAATACGGCCTCAAATGGGGCGGCGATTTCAAGAGCCGAGCCGATGAGATGCACTGGGAAGTAGAAGTAAGTGCGGCCAAGGCTAAAGCCTTAATCGAGAGTTTAGGTTTATAGTTAGACAAATCCTTAAGGGCACTAAGGAGTAACACAATGAAAGAGCAGGCAATCGCAGCCGCTAAATCTTACGCACGAGCAGCCCTCGCTAGCGTAGCGGCGCTTTATATGTCAGGCATTACAGATCCAAAGGTATTAGCTAATGCGTTTATCGCAGGGCTAATCGGGCCATTACTAAAAGCCGTCCAACCGTCGGAGAAGCAGTTAGGCGTAGGCTCTAAGTAATGGAAAAGGTCCAGCTCATAGTCGGTATAGCTTTGGGGAGCTTTACCATTTTGGGGCTAGGGGCTGGACTTATCCGGCACTTTGTTAAGTTTTACCTATCAGAGCTCAAGCCCGATGGTAACGGCGGCCATAACCTAAGGGGCCGTATCGACCATATCGAGGTTAGGCAGGAGCGTATGGATGCCAAGATTGACAAGATATACGAGATTTTATTAGAGACACGCCTCGCTAGATAGTTGCCTTTTGTCAGTCGATGGTCTCATACTGATACTACACACGCCGAGAGGGCTACTCGGGTAGTAGCCTAATCGGCCTTAACAAAGGGCGATATATGAA